CACTCTGTTTGGTTCGTAACCCTCACCTATGGCGGAGGTTATGAAAACACCGAAGCCTATGCACTAAATTACGCGGACGTTCAAAAGTGCTTTAAACGCCTCAGAAAAGCCGGCCACCGGTTCAAATATATCGCTGTCGGCGAATATGGCGGCAAGCTCAACCGGGCACACTTCCATCTGGTAATGTACTGGCAGACCGAACCCCCTGAGGTCGTAATGGATCAACGCATTCAATGGGATGCTTGGCCGCATGGCTTTTCACAATGCGAATATCCTCGCTCACAACAAGGCTGTGCCGTTTACATTATGGACTATCTCAACAAGTCCAATCTTAAGGAATGCGTTATGAAATACTCCAAAAACCCCATGCTTGGGGAAGAGTATCTTCTTGAATACGCTAGGAAACACGCCGCAACCGGCCTTCCCTTGTTCGCCGAAAGTGACCGTTTCACTATTCCGGACAGCAACAACAAAAACGGCCAGCCTTTCTATTACCCGGTAGGGCGTGAAAGCGGTATGTATAGCCGCATGATTGACGCCTACCTGCTTGAGTGGGCCGTTTTACGCCCGGAACAAAGGATACCGCTGTCCGAAGACGTAACCCAATATCTTGAAGATTTGGTACAGGAAACGGACGATTGTCCCGTCCCTGTTCAGAAATACATCGCTGAACATTACGGGTATTATCCCACTGAGGATGTTCCCGATGTTGCCGAAACCACATATGCGATGCAAAACTGTAATCTCATCTACCGATACCCGCTCGCGCGGTTCGAAGTCTTTAACAACCATATGGAGTTGATATGGCAAAGTCCCGAAAGCGTTCACGTAAGCCCGCACGACGGAAACAGGATCTCAAAAAAGCAACGAGGCGAGTTGATCGCCTTAATGCTGCAGCAAGTGCCACCCCGTTGCCTGTCCTACCTCAAGCCTTTGATAGCTTGGGCGTCCCACTATCAGCCCCATACATCCGCGTCCCCCGATACGCTCCCAAGCCCGGAGGACTTGCCGCGGCTGCTCTCGGGCGTGTTACTCCGGTATCGAAACAAAGACCGGACCCTGCGAAAGACCGCGTTCAACCGCGAAATGTCTTCGTCCTCACTGCCCGGTCAAACAAGTCCGCCTTAAAAGCCTTCAACGCTGAGCGACGCAAAAAACGCAATTCTTCCGAATTTGCTTTCGACGTTGACTGTATCGAAAAACCCTCTAGCGGGTCCGGCAATTCCGTTCGCCACAATCCGACGCCTGAACAAAAGCGGCGCCAAACACTCAAGGGCCATTCTCACGCCCGCAAGTGGTGTTAGTTACGCACAAAAAAGGAGGGGCCTAACCCCCTCCCCTCACAACCGTTTCTGTTCACCTTATGTTCCAACCCCCCTTTTCTAGGCCGGTTTCCGGTCCCGCTATCACCTACGGTTACGGGCACTGGTGCCTAGAAAAACCTTTCCGCGAATAACCGCGGCCAGCGGCCGCACAAACCTCGGGGGTCCCCTCTGGGGGTGTGGTGCAGTTCCAACGTATCCCTCCCGTCTTTAGACCCTCCCCCGCGGCATAACACCTGCCAAGCGGGCGGGCTTTAGCCCGCACCGGCTTCGTGGGGGTCCAGCGAGCTTGCGAGTGCAGCGCCCGCACGTTTGCCGGTTCTTCTAACGTTTGTCATCCCCCGCCACTTCTCCGCCTCTCTCCCCCTTCTGCCGCGTGCAGCGCTCGGAGCCCCCTCCGCCCCACTAACCTAAAAAACTAAATCAGGAGACTTGGCGCGCCTCGAAAGAGGAACCGATTGCGAAGCGATGCGCCAAAAAAACTTGACCAAACACTAAAACTACCCCAACGCTTTAAAAACCTCACAACATATGGAGAACCAGATAATGGCCCCCGTCGTCCCTTTAGGACCCTCTGTCATTGCCGGCGCGTCTAGCCTCCTAGGCGGCGTGTTCGGGCGAAGCAAACAGCCCGGCATAAAAAAACAGTATCGTCTGGGGCGGGAAAACACTGAACTTCTTGAGAAGAACAAGTACAAATGGATCGTCGAAGGCGCCCGCAAGGCCGGCTTTAATCCTTTGACCGCTCTGCGCGCCACAGGCGGAAACATTACAACCGCTCCACAGCCGCAATCTCCGCTTTCCAGCCGTTCCTATATCGGCGAAGCGATTAAAACTTTCGGGGGAACCTATGCGCAGGATGCAATCCAACGCGCGACTGAAGCGCGTCAAAATGAGGAATGGCAAAGACGCTACGACTACCAAAGGGAAAACCCCGTGCCGCTTTTGTCAACGCGCCCGCAAGCTTCTAAAGATGCGGACCGCGAAAAAGTAAGCGGTATTCCAGAAAACGCTGGAGCAATGTTCCCCGCGTTGGATCACCGCATCCAAGTGCGTCTTCCAACGGACGACGGGGTGGAAACCGTTTATCTGCACAAACATATTGCCGACAGATTTGGTATCGAAGAAGGTCATATGCTGACCGTCGGCGATATGTCTGAGATGGTAGGCGAGATCGCTGGCGAAGGATCGGCAGCCCTTCAAATCGACGCTGTGCTTGAAAATTTATTCCGTCAGGGAATTATCTCTGGCGGCAAAACCGGCGGCGAACAGCTTCGCCCGCCGATCAACACCCGCCGCGTCAACCAAACCGGCGGATTATAAAGGAAACTGATCATGCAAAAACAACATTCAACGGCCATTCGACCTACTCAGGTCTGGCCGGAGAACTACCGGCGCGGACCTGTAGAACACGATCGCACGTTGCGCACCGACGCTGTGTCGGTCGTAACCAGTTCTTATGGCGGAAAACTTGTTCCCTTGAAAATGATCCCGCTTCTACGTGAAGACGGTGTTCTTAATTCTCGCGTGAACATAAATGTGCAGATGTCGGAAACCGCGGACATGTTGCTAAACCCTGTCCGCGTTTCGGTCATGGCATACCTTGTTCCCAAGCTCGCACTGGAGCGTTTTAAAGATATGGGAACAATTGACCGTAGCTATAACGGACAACAAGAAGTGGACGGATCGACCGTCCCTTGGTTTGACACAACTGTGTATAGCGAACCACCGCCGGGGCAAACTCCCGCGCCGGGCATTCTTAAAACCCTCGGACTGCATGCTGCGAACGGTGGGACTATCAATACTGACTATATTGAGAGCTATAACGCGGTTTGGAACTACATAGCCGCTCAACGGTCGTCTTCACTGACGCCACGCGACAAGCTTTCAACCGATTTGGCGCCAGCATTCTGGGAACATACTCAGATGCGCCATGTCGTTCCGACCTTCGATGCGGCCATGGTGGAAGGCGAAATTCCTATTTCCTTCACGTCAGGCGGTAGTCTGCCTGTGCATTCTACCGGGTACGGGACACCGGAAGCCGGTCGGGCCTATCCGACCAAAATTCCCGGAGACACGACACCACCGGCTGGAGCAGAAGGCGATTATGATTGGACAGGCGACATTTGGGCCGAACTTCAGGAAGGCAGTGTCCAAATCTCGCTTGCAAACATTCAGCAAGCCCGTGAAACCCAAGCTTGGGCTAAACTCCGTAATCAATATCAGGGCATTTCTGAGGACTGGATGATTGACCAGTTAATGAGCGGCGTTCGCCTTAATGACGAAACGCTTAAAGCTCCTATTTTGCTGGATCATTCCGATACTATCGTTGGCATGTCTGAACGGTACGCAACCGACGGTGCCAACTTGGCTAAATCCGTAGCGGATGGTCGCACGGCCCTCACGCTCAATATGGCCGCTCCGGCTCTTCAGACCGGCGGTACCGTCGTTATCTGCGGACAGGTCCTTCCCGAAATGATCTATGAACGGCAAAGGGATTATTACCTTTCCGCTCAAACTGTCGCTGATCTTCCGTTCAGAACATCTGACGAATTGGACCAGCAACCGGTCGAAATGGTTAAGAACGGGGAAGTCGATGAAAGCCACTCTCTGCCGGACGATCTCTTCGGTTATGCTCCTCTCAATCACCGCTGGATGCGTCGGGCGCCAAACGTGGGTGGCAAGTATTATCGTCCAGATCCAGCAGCAGCGTGGGACGAAAACCGAAACCGGATTTGGTCGACAGAGGTCGTCGATCCCAGCTTGGGGCCAGACTTCTACATCTCCAGCACCATCAGCCACGAAGTGTTCGCCGACCAAAACAGCGATCCCTTCGAATGGTGGTGCCAAGGTGATGTGCGTATCGAAGGACTGACATACTTCGGCGAAGCATTGCGCGAGGCACAAGGCGATTACGACGCGATCGAAGCACAAGTGCCAACCGATCGCCTGAAGGGAGACGGGACCGACACATGAGAACTAATCCTGCCGACTGGGTGCGGTGGGACACGAAAGAGATGCTTCCGTTTAACGGCGGCATCTCCTTTCACATCCGCACCAATCAACCCTGCACCGTTCTTAATGAAGACGGTTTGATCCTCGCCTATGGTGAGGGAGAACAATACATTCACGTAACCGGATCGGGAGCTATAGATTTCTATTGCGATGGTGCCGTGTTCCTTAAACCCTCTTCCCGCGTTCAAGAAAGGGTTGCACAGTCTGAACAGGTCTTTACTACTCTTGATCGTCCGGCTCCGCTTTCGCCTGAAATGCAAGCCATCTCAATGATGATGCGTCGGAATGAACTGGAGCGTGAACGCGACAGAAAAACAATGGAGACACGCCTTGCTGATCAATCCCGACTTATCGCTGCGTCAAAACGCGTTGAACCTGCACAAGCGCCATCCGCCAATAAAGCGGAAGATGTACGCCAAAACGCTGGCGCAAGCTCACCAAACGCTGAAAAGCCCAAGCGACGTGGCAAAGGCAAGGATGTTGATGCCGCTGACGTATCTGCCGCAGATGACCCCGACCGTGAAATTCGCTCAAAAACTGGTGAAGGAAGCACACAAGATCAAAATCCCTCTGATAGCTGACGTAATCCAGTCCCGTACTGGTCCCGAACTTGTTCAGGTAATGCACTACGGGCATTTGGCGGATTTTTCATTGTCGGAAATAACGCTCATTAACGCGTTTGCTAAAGCAGTAGCAGCGAATAACCGCGGTCAAGTCCATTACACATTGGACGTATTGCATTACAATTTTGACGACACACAACCGCCGAATAAGCGACGTGACGAAAGGATCGCGCGTTTACAGGCGGAAACCATCGCTGCAGTAGATTATTACGTTTCTCAGCGGTAGCCGTGTTCAGGCCACGGCTTGCCAACCCTCCCTTCTTATCTCCATTTGAAGGGGGGGTTGGCCTCTCCCCCCTTGTCTTCTGTAGCGTAACTGACACCAAACCCAAAAACGGTAACCAAAATGTGCCTCAGTCCATTAGTGATCGACGGTAAATTCCAAGGCGAAAAAATGACGGCACAATGCAGAAAATGCGACCAATGCCTTCAAGCGCGTAAGCGTCATTGGATCGGCAGGATGCTGGCAGAAGAAAAAACCTGCCATTCCGTTTGGTTCGTAACCCTCACCTATGGCGGAGGTTATGAAAACACCGAAGCCTATGCACTAAATTACGCGGACGTTCAAAAGTGCTTTAAACGCCT